ATCGTTGTTCATTCGGACACTGTTCAGACAATGGCCGGAGCAGGTGCGGTCGATCTGGTGACCTCGATTACGCATGTTGTCACGGATGGGGTTGACGCCCTGACCCTGGCAGACGGCGCCGAGGGGCAGGAAAAGTTCATCGTTATGAAAACAGACATGGGTGATGGGACTCTGACGCCCGACAGCTTGGGCAACGGCACCACCATTACCTTTGATGATGTTGGGGATTCCGCCCATCTCGTTTTCACCAATGCCGCATGGCATATGATGGGTGGTACGGCCACCCTGGCTTGATTAACGCATGAAGCATTCTGGTGAACCTAAAGGCTATAAACTTGGCGACTGGAAGATGGACTCCGATTATTCGGGGTTAACTTTTCTTCGCTCCGAAATGCGTAAAACATGGGATGGCTATTGGGTTCACAAAGACGAGTGGGAACCTAAACACCCACAGCTTTCTCTAAAGGGCGTAAAAGACAAGCAAGCCGTAAAACCCGTCCGCCCGCGCTCTGAAATATTGATCGGCACCAATCTTCTTCTCCAGTCAGAAACCTTCGACAACGCTTCGTGGACGAAAACCAACTGCACCATTACGGCCAATGATACCGCTGCCCCCGACGGTCAAACCACGGCAGACGCTTTGGTGGACGACGGAGTAAGCGGAGCGCACGGGGTTGAGCAGAATATAGCAACACTTTCTCCGCAATCGGCATTGATGGCAAGTGTGCAGGCCAAGGCCGGAACCCAGAATTATCTTTTGATGAAAATCCACGAAGAGGCCGACACCTCGAACCGTGTTGATGCGTGGTTCAATCTTTCTGATGGTAGCGTTTCTTCGACCGCCACAGCCGGAACCGGGAGCGGCGTTTCAGCGCGCATAAGCCGCCATTCCGCCCGTGGGGTGGTTTGGTATCGCTGTTCTCTTTTTGGTACTCCCAGCACGTCAGGGACGGGCTCCACGGTGCTCATTCAGGCAACAGATGACGACGGCAACACCCTATACACCGGCACCTCCGAAACAGCGATTCATATCTGGGGTGCTTACGCACATGCGGGTGTGAATCAGGGCAATTACGTTGTGACTACGACTTCAACAGTGGACATTTCGAGTAGCTTATAATGGCAACTTCCGGCAGTTCAGATTTCTCTCTCAATCGCAACGATATCATCGCCCGCGCCTTTCTCAAATTGGGAGTTGGGGTTGATGGTGAGGCGCTCTCTAACTCTGCGATTGTTGATGGCGACGAAAACCTCAATTTGCTGGTGAAGATTTGGCAAACGGAAGTTGACCTGTGGATTAAAACCAGGGGCACCCTTACTGCGGTGGCGGCCCAGGAATCCTATACCATGGGCCCGTCAGGCAATTTCACCACCAGGCCATTAAGAATTCTCGACATGCAGTTTTCCCAGACCTCGGGCGATATCCCGATGATCGAAATGTCGCGCCAGGAATATTACGAGCTGAGTCTTAAATCCTCTGCCGGAACTCCGACCAACTTCTATTACGACCCCCAGTTAACCACAGGGACGCTTTTTGTTTGGCCCGTCCTTGGTTCAGGCGTAAGCGGTTCTTTCAAATTTACCTACGCGCGTTCAGTAGAAGACTTCGATACATCCACAGACGATCCTGATTTTCCGCAGGAATGGCTTTTGGCCCTGGTTTACGGGCTGGCAGAACTATTGGCCGATGAGTATGGGGGTCTTACCGATTCCATAGTTTCCAAGGCCGCAATTTTTAAGGCCGGCCTGCAAATGTGGGACGAAGAGGGCGGGAGCGTATTCCTGCAACCGGAATGAGACTACCGCTTTCGGTCCAGTCATGGAACGGTAAAAGCAAGGAATTCACGGCCGAGAAGCTTGTAAACTTTTATGTCGAGGTTGGACCGGCTTCTGCCAAGAGCCCGGCCCTTTTACTTAACCGGCCCATGCTTTCCAATTGGAAGTCCGTAGGTAGCGGACCCATTCGCGGCTGGATAATGATGGGCGGCGAATTATTCGTTGTTAGTGGGCCGGAACTTTACAGAATTACCGAAAATCAAGCCGCCTTTTTGATGGGGATAATTACAGGCACGGGTCCGGTTTCGATGGCAGAGAACGGCTCACAGGTCGTCATTGTAGCAGATGACAAGGGGTGGGTGGCCACCACATCAAGTTTTGTTCAAATTACCAGCGACGGCTTTCCTGGCGCTACGACAGTCGTTTTTCTGGATACCTTCGGAGTGTTTACGGAGCCGGATTCCGGGAGGTTTTTTATCTCCGGGCAACTGGATTTCAACTCGTTCGACGCATTGGATTTTGCAACAGCCGAAGGCGACCCTGACGATCTTGTTGCTGTAGCCACGAACCACAGATGGTTGTGGCTGCTTGGTGAAAGGACAACTCAGGTTCACTACAATACCGGCGACGAGGACTTTCCTTATGAACTTTTGCAAGATCTTATTATTGAGCGAGGTCTTGGAGCCAGATTCTCGATAGCCCAAGAAGACAACACCCTTTTCTTTTTGGGTAACGACAAACTGGTTTATCAATTTGTTGATTTCACCCCAAAGATTATTTCCACGCCTGCCCTTGCAACGAAAATAGCCGCATTTTCTGAGGCTGATGTTGCGGCCGCCGTCGGGCAATTCATGGATATCGAGAGCCACAAATTTTACATTCTCTCGTTCCCTACTGCCACGCTTGTTTACGACATTACCACGGGATTATGGGCCGATTGGGAAACTTCCGGCGGCGTGTGGACCGGCCAGATGGTCATAAAGGCCTTCGGCAAAACTCTCGTAGGCGACAGGGTTTCAGGTCAGATTTATGCGGCCTCGCCCGATGTTTACACGGACGCCGGCACGGACGTTATTTCTATCGTTCGCTATCCGCCCGTTTTTTTCGACCGCGAGCGCATAGCCATTCGCTCTATCGAATGTGAGCTGGATTCTGGCGAAGGCCCAGATGAGGGCGAAGTGATGATGCGCCTGTCCAAGGATGGGCGGATTTGGTCGACTCCGCGAACAGTAAGTTTTGGCAAGATCGGAGAATTCACCTCAAGGGCGATATTCAGAAGGTGTGGGCTTCTGGACAGGCAACTTCATGTCGAATTCGCAATCTCCTCGCACGTTCCGAGGCGAATTGTCGGCGGTTGGATAAATGGTTAGGAAGATAATCCCACCGTACACGCCCGGCGATGCGATGGCCATGACGAGATTATGGCAATCGGTTCGTGATTTGCAACGCAAGAACACCGTTGAAATCAACAGATTAAGGGACGCTTCCGGAAGCGGAACGACGGGGCAGAATCTTTTAAGCAGTTCCTGGCTTAGTCCCGCTGCGACCGACGAATTTGTTTTATCCACGCTCGATACGGTCCACAGATATTATCTCGGACAGACAAGGGGCGTGGATCAGGTCGGGTTGCTCAGTGAAATGGGGTTGGTGCCGGGCGACATTCTCAGCGCCAGTGTTGAGGCCCTGCCAACAAGCGGCCAGGTGGCGAGAGTCCAGCTTGTTTTTACCCACGATCCGACCGAGGTTGTAGATGATCCTACAGACATCACACTAGACACCTTTAACGGCATCCGGGTAACCAAAGATGATGTGAAGTTACCGGCCGCCCGGGTTTTGGGCGAAGACCTTGTTACGGGTGAATTTGCCATCTCGACGATAGCGGGCGCAAGAATACCCGATCTCGCCACCCACGTTCAGCTCAACGTCATAAGCGATAGCACCTCTACCGCTGGCGATATTACCTGGCGTCGGGCCATGCTTAATGCCGGAGCCATCGCCTTACCCTATACGGCACCGCCGTTGAGATCCGACCGCGAAACCGACATGGTCGGCGCGGATACGTTTCTTGAATTCACCGGCGATGTGGCAGCGGACATTGTAACAATCCCTGATAATGCGGCATGGGATATTCGTGCCTCTACGGCGATGTCTGTTGAAGTTGAATATATAGTTTTCGAAAATATAGATGCGATTAACGCCGTCACGATGTTGACGAATTTAGGTGGCGGTGCTGGTTGGCGACTCGGTTTCCAGGGTCAAAATGATGACTTTATATTTCAGGCCATCCATACTGACGGTACAGAGAGCCTAAGATTTGACCGCGAAGATCAGATACTTTTCAAGAGGCGGCATTTAGCCTGGGTACGCGACACTTCTGGCGTGATGAGGGTTTACGTTGATGGGCGGCTTAGCGACGATACCTATACTAACAATCTTACAGCTGCGGGTGTTCTGGATCTGATCGTTGGTGATAATTTCGTCGGTGGAATTTACTATGTTCGGATCTGGGATATCGAGCGTACCCAGGCGCAACTGATAGATGACCGGCATACTATATTTGCCGACAGCACCACGAATTTGCGCGGCGACTGGCAATTTAACGAAAGCTCGGGGAAAATCGTCAAGAATCATGGCGATGTTGCAAGCACAGACGGGGTGGTATCGGGTTCCGGGTTCAAGTGGCGCGGTCCCGCTTCGGGGGCCATACCGGACCTAAATAATCTACCGATCGAAACCAGCATTGCGGCTGGTGATTTTATCCCGATGGTGGACATCACCGATGACCAGCCGGGCAAGATAACTTTCGCCAACATTGAATCGACGCTGAACCACGATAGCCTGGCCGGATTTGTAGCCGATGAGCATGTGGCCCATTCCGGTGTTGATATGATTGCGGGCGTCGGACTGTCGGGTGGCGGCACGATCGATTCAACCCGTACCTTTACACTTGACCTCAATGAACTCGGAAACGAAACAACCATCGCCTCGGGTGACTTTATTCCGATGGTTGATATTACGGATTCCGGTTCGCAGAAAATAACCTTTGCCAACTTTGAATCGGCCCTTACCCCGACCGCTCACGCCGCCTCTCATACTGATGGCACCGACGATATCCAAAATGCCACCGCTGCTCAAAAAGGTTTGGCGACAGCAACACAGATTACAAAGCTGGACGGTATTGAGACTGCCGCAACAGCAGACCAGACCGACGAAGAAATCCAGGATATAGCCGGTCCATTGGTGGCAACAGGCGGCACCAAGACGGGGATTACCGTCACCTATCAAGACGGCACGGACGACATGGACTTCGAGGTTGCGATTGCAGACCTCACCACATCGGGCACGGTTGAACTTGCTACCGTTACAGAAACAAACACAGGAACCGACGCCACCAGAGCAGTTACGCCTGACGGGCTGGATGGCTGGATGGGCTCCGCTCAAGTCGTCACCGTAGGCACATTGTCAGCGGGGGATGTTACCTCCCAAGTTTCGGCAGCCTCATTAACTTTGGCCGGCAAAATCGAAATCGCCACAGTTACGGAGACAAACACTGGCACGGACGCTACCCGCGCCGTATCTCCTGATGGGTTAGACGGCTGGGCTGGTTCGGCGCAAGTCGTGACGGTGGGAACCCTCTCGGCAGGAAACGTCACCTCACAAGTTGACGCCGCCACCCTAACTGCGGCGGGCAAGATCGAGATTGCAACGGGCGCCGAAACCAACACGGGCACCGATGCAACAAGAGCGGTATCTCCTGATGGCCTCGATGATTGGACAGGCTCGGCACAAGTTGTCACGGTGGGAACCTTATCTTCGGGCGACGTGACCACTCAAGTTTCCGCCTCTTCCGCGACCCTCGCGGGCAGGGTGGAGCTGGCAACCGACGCCGAGACGGTTACCGGTACCGACACGGCAAGAGCAACGACTCCCGCAAACATCACCGCCAAGATGTCAGCGCCGGGGCCGATAGGGGATACGACGCCCAGCACGGGCGAATTTACGACTGGCGATTTTACAGGCAATGTAACACCAAACGCTAATGTGTTCGTTGGTGACACGGCGACACGCACCATCGGCGGCAATGACGACCCGGCCCTTCAAGTTACCGGTATAACAGATAACACTACAAGTATGTCGTTACAGCGGTTTTCGGCTAATACTGGTAGTGGGGTGTGCTATTTTGGTAAGTCTCGTGGCGCGACTATCGCCGACTATACCGTTGTGCAAGATAACGACAGGGTGGGGATAATTCAGGCGGCGGCTGCCGACGGCACCGACATGCTAACCTCAATAGGTGCTATTCGATTTGAAATTGATGATGCTTCGCCTGCTGCCAGTTCTATTGGCGGGGCTACGGTATTTCTTACTGCACCGGGTCTTGCGGCAGACGATATAGCAGAAGTAGCCCGCTTTAGAGCCGACGGCCATTTAGAATTATCCAACGGAATACAGATAGGCGGTACTGGCGCGGCCAATCTTCTGGATGATTATGAAGAGGGTACGTTCACGCCAACCGTTGTTGGCACAACAATCGCTGGTGTTGGTACTTATAGCGTTCAGGATGGCAAATATACAAAGACCGGAAATATTGTCAAAACCTCTTTCCAAATCACATGGAGTGCCCACACCGGAACTGGAAATATAAAGTTTGGTGGACTTCCATTTACCTCTGCCGAAAATGTAGTGGGCTCCATACGATGCAGAAATGTTTCAATTCCAACCGGTCATTTTGCACAGATAGCTCTTGTGTCCAGCACCACAGAAATATTGTTTGAAACGTTTGATGCCGATGGAACCGACAATGCACCAGCAGGAAAAGCAATCGAGGCTGGCGGAGATATTTATCTCGAAATTACCTATGAGGTTTAATGGAAATGATTAGAAAACTCGACAGATTCACAGTCCTTGTTAATACGGGTCACATTGAAATTCTTGAGCGCGACACAGTGAGTGACGGCGACCGTGAATATATTGTTGGCAACCATCGAAGAGTCTTGACGCCTGGGGATGATGTGGCTGGTGAAGATCAACAGGTGCAGAATGCGGCAAAGGCATGGACGCCTGAAATGGTGAGGGCCGCGAAAAGCTCTGATGAGCAAATAGCCCATAGCATCGTTACAGATGAATTGTGATTGTAAGACTAGCTCGCGCAGAGGACATTCCCGAGCTGGCCCTAATGGGCAAAGAGTTTTTCGACCTAACACGCTACGCGGAAAACACGGAATACGATTATTCTTCAATCATAAAATGCCTCGCGGGGATGATAAAAACCGACAGCCTTTTTGTCGCGGCCGACGGAGAAATAAAGGCATTCATCGGGCTAATTGTAACTCCAATTTGCTGGAACGAAAACCAGACCATAGCAAATGAATTGTTCTGGTGGGGCACCCCGAGGGGCATGGTTCTGGTTTACGAAGAAGCCGTGAGACAACTGGACGCGGACTATCTCTGCATGTCCACGCTTGAGAATATGAAACCCGAAACAACGTGCAGATTCTACGAAAAACGAGGATTTGAAAACATGGGCAACTTTTATATTAAGGATCTGAGATGCCACCCGTAGTTATCGCAGCAGGAATCGCCACCGCAGGGGGTCTCGCAGCGTCGGTCATATCCGGCAACAAGGCCAAGAAGGCTGTCGTAAAGTCAGCTACCATTGCGGCGGAAACGCAAGAAAAGGCGCTTGAAAAGACCATTGATATTAGCGAACCCTTTCGACAGGGCGGGCTTGGGGCGCTTGACTTGCTGAATCAGATTTTTGTTCAGGGCGATACCGGAAAGATATTGGAGCTTCCGGGTATTTCCTTCCTGAGAGAACAGGGCGAAAAGGCCATTGGCCGCGCTCAGGCAGCTCGGGGAAACTTTCTTTCGGGGGCGGGGGTTAAGCAAGCAATCAGGTTTAATCAGGGCCTGGCCTCGACCAATTTGGCCCAAGTCACGCAGCCGCTTCAATTTCTGGCTGCCCAAGGCCAGGCGGCAGCGGCCGGACAGGCCGCAAATGTCTTCGGTACGGGACAGGGCGTGGCTCAGACACAAGTGGCTGCCGGGCAGGCCCAGGCCGCCGGTGCAATAAACATAGGCAGCAGTATCAACCAGGGGTTGAACAACACCCTCTTTAGCCTATTAGCTGGTGGGGTGTTTGACCCCAAACCAATACCCCAGATTCCAGTTTCTTTCAGAGGGCGGCAATGACCAGCAGAGAATACTATCTGGCACACCGTGAAGAAATTCTTGCTGCCAAAAAAGAAGGATATTGGGCCAATCCAGAAAAATTTAGGGAGAAAACCCGCCGCTGGGCAAAGGCCAACCCAGAAAAAGCTAAGGAGCGCAAACGTCGGTGGATTGCTGCCAACCCCGAAAAACACAAAGAACAATCATACCAGCGATATCGCAAATGCTATGCCAAAAACCCCGAGAAGCATGAGGCCAGAATGCGCCTCTGGAGAAAAGCCAATCCTGAGAAAACCAAAGAATGGAGTCGGCGCTGGAAGGCAGCAAATCCCGAAAAAGTAAAAGAACAAGGCCGTAGAGCGTACGCAAAAAATCCCGAGAAACATAAAGCAAGACACTGCCAGTGGGTAGCAAACAATCGAGAAAAATTTAGAGCGCTTGTCGCCAAACGTAGAGCTATTAAGAAGCAGGCCTTGCCAAAGTGGGCCGATCTCGAAGAAATTAAAAAAATCTATGCGGAATGCCCGCCGGGATACGATGTTGACCACATAATTCCGCTACAGGGAAAAACGGTCTGCGGCCTTCATGTTGAAACCAATCTTCAATATTTGACGGCAGCGGCCAATCGCTCGAAAAACAATAAATTTAATCCGGAGGCCATCTGATGGCAAATGGAAACCCGTTCGGAATCGTTCCTGTCGACGTGGCAGGAGTCTTTGGCCAAGTCCAACAATTCAAAAACAACGCCCTCAATTTACAGCTCGGACAACAGGGCCTGGAACTCAATGAACTTAAAATAAATGCCGCGAAAGCTGACATTGCGCGGCAAAAGGAGGCCCGCGAGGCCCGCGAGGCCGCAATCGGCGCCAAGCCAAATGCAATAGACCAAGCGTTTATTATTGACCCCGAAGAGGGTAGGGCTATTCAGGATTTTGTTCTTAACAAGAATAAAGAAGAGCGAACGACTGTCGCGCTTGCTGGACGCAAAATTGCAGGGCTTCTTGCTGGAGTCTTATCTGACACAAGCATTCCAGAGGGAGCCCCGATTCCTCAAGAAGTTATTGATGAAGCCCTGGCCCTTGGCATTAAACTTGAGGATATTCCGCTGACCAAAGACAGCGAACAAATCAAGCGATCTATATTTCAAACCAAACAATTCGCAACGCTTCTGGAAAACGCAAACAGGGGTGCGAAAATGTTTGTGAAATTCACAGATAAGGGTGAGCAAGAAACCACCAGTGCCATTCCCGGCTCAAAAGAAGCCAGAGCACTAGAGGCCGAAGGTTTCGTTGAGGCCGGCAAGCCAAGGGTTGATCTGCCCGGTTCAGGCATTTCTCCCCAAGGACTTACAAAGCCACAAATCGGGGCTCAAAAAATCAAACTAGAAGAAGCCTTGGTGCAGACGGTTGATGTTCTTAAATTATCCCAACGCACCATTGAATTATTAGAAGCACCAGATGCAGAGGCAAGGGTTGGTGTTGTTGCGGCGGCGACGAGAACTATTGATTCTATTTTCGCGCAATTCAGGGGCCTTGGGGTATTGATTGGCGACGATGAGGTAACACCCGATGTTGTAAAAGACTTTGAGGGCCGAAAAACCCGAGAAGGAAAGCCACTTTTTGGCAGCTTTGCTGCCGAGAGTGTAAGAATCAAGACAAACTTAATCCGCCTAACCTCTATTCTGGCGGTGCTCAATAATGATGGTTCTAGGCCGTCAGACTTCGACCAAAAACGCGCAGACCTAATGGCCAGCATCACGTCTGGCAGCCCCGCCCAAATGCGCGCAGCTCTTGAAGAGATCGAAGAGCAGGCCATAGGTAGATTCAAAACAAGATTCGACGCCGAACAAATACGATTGTTCCCCGACAACCCGGAAAAACGAAAGGTTTTTAATGCAGAATCAACCTTCGGAGATTTCGGTGTTGTGCTACAGGGCGATACCCTGCCATTAGTTGCCAGTCAGGCCGAATTTGATGCATTACCTTCCGGCGCCAAATACAGAGAAACGCCAAATGGCCGAATATTTGAGAAACCATAATG